GGGATTTGGGTTGATGACGCCTGGGTTTCCGAAGAGTACGTCATCCACGATGAGGCCACCCCATGACCCACCGCCCCGCCCCGCTCGTCATCCGCTGGTGGCTGCGCGCCACCGGCTTCTCGGCGATCACGATGCCATGGCGCGTGGCCTACTACCTCGACTGGCGCCCGCCGGAGGGGCTCGTCGCGCATGAGGAGGTCCACCTCGCGCAGATCGAGCGATACGGCCCGTGGGGCTTCGCCGCGCGGTATCTCTGGTGGCTGGCGCGGCATGGGTACGAGGCGCACCCGATGGAGATCGAGGCCCGCCAGAAGAGCGGCTTCCGATGAGGCTGGACACCGTCCTCGACGAGATCGACCTCACAATCGGCAGCCCGCTCAACGTCATCAGCGACTGCCTGCGCGCCATGATCGTCGCAGCCCCAGGCCACGACCTCGTGGCCGCGGACTTCGCCAACATCGAGGGCCGCGTCCTCGCATGGCTCGCCGGCGAAGATTGGAAGCTCGACGCGTTCCGGGCCTACGACGAGGGCCACGGCGCCGACCTCTACAAGCTCGCCTACGCCCGGGCCTACGGCCTCGAGGCCGCCGACATCACGAAGGACCAGCGCCAGGTCGGCAAGGTCATGGAGCTCGCGCTCGGCTACCAGGGCGGCGTCGGCGCGTTCCAGACGATGGCCCGAGGCTATGGCGTCAAGATCACCGACGAGCAGGCGGACGAGATCAAGACGCGCTGGCGCGAGGCGCACCCGGCCACGAAGCTGTTCTGGCGGCAGCTCGAGCGCAGCGCCATCCACGCCACGGAAGACCCGGGCCGCGTCACCAAAGCCGGCAAGATCCTCTTCCGCAAGAACGGATCCTTCCTCTGGGCCCGCCTGCCGTCAGGCCGCAGCCTCTGCTACCCGTACCCGCGCATCGTCGAGAAGACGCTGCCGTGGCGCGACGAGCACGGCGAGCCGGCCACCGGCCAGGCGCTCGAGTACGACGGCGTCGATCCCGTCACCAAGCACTGGGGCCCGACCGACACCTACGGCGGCAAGCTCGCCGAGAACGTGACCCAAGCCGTCGCCCGCGACATTCTTGCGGCTGCCATGTTGCGATTGGAGCAGCATGGTTACCCTATCGTGATGCACGTCCACGACGAGATCGTCGCGGAGATCCCGGAAGACCACGGCTCCGTCGAGGAGATGGAGCGGATCATGGAGGAAACCCCGCAATGGGCAGCAGGACTACTGATCGCCGCGGAAGGATGGCGGGGCAAGAGATACCGGAAATGACCACCCTAGACGCCGCCATCGCGCTCGGCCGCAAGGGCTTCCGGGTCTTCCCCTGCATCGAGAACGGCAAGATGCCGGCGATCGGCGCGTGGCCACAGCGCGCCACCACCGACGAGCAGGAAATCCGCAGGATGTGGACGCAGCACGACCCGGTGCTGAACACGACGACGACCAGGAACTACAACATCGGCGTCGCCACCCAAGGCCTGCTCGTCCTCGACGTCGACAACAAGGGCGACAAGCGAGGCAGCCACACGCTGGCCGAGCTCGACATGCTCAACGGCGTCCCCGAGACCTTCACCGTCCAGACGCCGACAGGCGGCCTGCACCTGTACTACCGCCCCTGCGACGAGGTGGCCAATTCCGCAGGACGTATCGGCCACGGCCTCGACGTGCGCGGCATGGGCGGGTACGTCGTGGGGCCGGGATCCACGATCGACGGGAAAGCCTACGCGGTCGTCACCGACCGCAGCCCCGAACTCGCGCCAGGATGGCTCGAGACCGAGGCCGGCGCGCCACCGCGCAGGGACAAGGCCGCCCGCCAGGTCGTCGACATCCTCGACATGAAGCCAGCCGTCGACCGCGCCACCGAGATGCTCACCAAGGCGCCCGTGGCGATCGAAGGCGCCGGTGGCGACCACCACACGTTCAAGGTTGCCTGCGCCGTCAAGGACGCAGGGGTGAGCGAGCTCACGGCCCTCCAGCTGATGGCCGAGTTCTGGAACCCCCGCTGCATCCCGCCCTGGAACGACGAGCAGCTGGCCGTCAAGGTCGCCAACGCCTACCGCTACGGGAAGAGGGCGGTCGGGGAAGGCTCGCCACAGGCCGATTTCGAGGCCGTGGAGCAGGGAAGCGCCGAGATCCCCACCGAGGGGCCCAAGCAGAGGCCCCGGCTCTACTGGAGGCGCTACAGCGAGATCCAGCCCCGCCTCGGGGAGACCAGCCTCGTCCAGAAGCTGCTGGGCGAAGGCGCCATGAGCGTCGTCTATGGCCAGTCCAACACGGGCAAGACGTTCTTCGCCATGGCGCTCGCCCACACCATCGCCACCGGCCGGCCCTTCGCAGGGCTCAAGGTGACGCAGGGCGCCGTGGTCTACGTCGCCGCGGAAGCCGGCGTCAGCGCCGAGAACCGCGTCGCAGCCCTGCGCCAGGCGTGCGAGGCAGCGGATGTCCCCTTCGCCCTGGTGCCCTGCCCCGTCGACCTGCTCCGGGGGGACGGTGACACGGCGCCCCTGATCGAGCTCATCCGCGCCGTCGAGGCCGAGCTCGGCAAGGTCCGGCTCGTCGTCATCGACACCCTCTCGAGGGCCATCGCCGGCGGCAACGAGAACGACAGCGCCGACATGGGCGCGCTCGTCAAGCACCTCGACGCAGTACGCAACGCCTCCCGGGCGCACGTCATGGTGGTCCACCACGCCGGCAAGGACCAGGCGAAGGGGGCTCGAGGCCACAGCCTCCTGCGGGCCGCAACCGATACCGAGATCGAGATCGCGGACGGCGTGGCGACCACCACCAAGCAGCGCGACATGGAGGCCAGTCCGCCCATCGGCTTCGACCTCAAGGTCGTCGAGCTCGGCACCGGGCCAGATGGAATGATTGTCACCTCCTGCGTCTGCGTGCCCATGCAGGCCGGCTCTGCGGCCGAGGACTTCGCCGACGACAACCCGAGGATGGGGCATCTGCTCGACGCCCTCGACGCCGCCGTGGCAGCCAATGGTGGCCAGCCGGTGTCCGGCGAGGCGTGGATAAAGGCGGCCGAAAATGCCGTTTCCGATGGAATTAATTCGGGGAATAAGGGGTTTTTGGAGGCCTGGAAGGGGTGTCCGCGGACGGACTCCCGCGGACGACAGCTGCGGACGCTGCGGACGCGCGCGGACGAAAAAGGGCTTGTCCGGAAAAACAAGCGTGGCCAATGGGTTAGAGCATAGCGCGGACGCCGCGGACAGTCGCGGACTTTGGCCAAGGCGCTCCGCGGACAGCGCGGACGGGGGTATATAAGAACCCCCGTCCGCGTCCGTCCGCCCCGAGATGGAATTAATTAGGGAAAAACAGGGTTTTGCGATGGAATTATTCCCGCTGGCGGGGGCAGGGGCGGCCCCGGAGCGCCGCCAGACCGGAGCACGGCCGGACCGGAGCGCCGCCAGACCGGAGCACGGCCGGACCGGAGCACGGCCGGACCGGAGCGCCGCCAGACCGGAGCACGGCCGGACCGGAGCGCCGCCAGACCGGAGCACGGCCGGACCGGAGCGCCGCCAGACCGGAGCACGGCCGGACCGGAGCACGGCCGGACCGGAGCGCCGCCAGACCGGAGCACGGCCGGACCGGAGCGCCGCCAGACCGGAGCACGGCCGGACCGGAGCGCCGCCAGACCGGAGCACGGCCGGACCGGAGCACGGCCGGACCGGAGCGCCGCCAGACCGGAGCACGGCCGGACCGGAGCGCCGCCAGACCGGAGCACGGCCGGACCGGAGCGCCGCCAGACCGGAGCACGGCCGGACACAGATTGCCGACGCCGGCTAGGTCCGCCGGCGCCATGTAGTGGATCGCGTTAAGCCAGCCGAAACCCTGCGCCTTGATAGCCTTGGAGTTGTCCATGCTGTAGATGCGATTTTGCATTGTCCTATCCTTCCCGTCGCGGCGCGGTGGATCCGTGCTCGCAAGGCGGGTTGTCACATCATGTTTCGATTATCGCAACGCCTATCAAAGCATGCCGAACCTTGCGAGCTATGCGCGCGCCGCATAGATTCGCGGCATGCCCGCGCCTACCCCGCCGGAAATTATCGATAGCGTGCTGGCCATGTTCGCGACAGGCGTCCCGCTCGCCAAGGCTTGCCGCGAGCATGGGATCACCGAGCCACACGTCTACCAGAAGCTGCGCGATCACCCGAGATGGTCCGCTCGGTGGCCGGCGGCCCGTGAATTGCACGCCGCGGCCCTGGTGGAGCAAGCGGCCGAGCTCGCCGATAGCGACCCGGACCCGGCGCGCGCGCGCAACCGGATGCACGCTCGCCACTGGATGGCCGGCCGCGTCGCCCGCGAACAATGGGGCGACCGCGTCGACGTCGCGGTAGACCAGCGCGTATCGATAACCGCTGCGCTCGAGGCCGCCGAGCTCCGCGCGCGACCTATCCGCGACCTACCGCGCGTCATAGATGCAGAAAGCGCCGATGTATCAGCACTCCCGGCGCTTACAGCAACTGATAACGAATCAGCGGCGAGCGCCGCGGCGCTTCGCCACGCGTTGCCGGACCCGTTCGATTGAAGCGCGCGCGCACGCGCACGCGCGCACGCGCCCGCACGCGCGCACGCGCGCGACCCCAGGGATGGCCTCAAGGCGGCGGAAGACCGGGGTGGGGGCGGGGGTGGGGGCGCGATCGCAAGGCCGCCGGCCGCTCGGCCCCCCTGTCGGATTTTTTCCGCGAACCCCCAGAAAACAAATTGAGGTTCCCGCGAAATGGCAAAGCTGAAGTACTCCCCGGCCGAAGAGCAGCAACTCATGGCCCGCATCTGGTCACCCGAAATCCGGGACGACCCGCTGGCGTTCGTGATGTTCGTGTTCCCCTGGGGCCAGAAAGGCACGCCCCTCGAGCATCAGAAGGGCCCTCGGTCGTGGCAGCGCGAGGTGCTGCTGGTGATCAAGCGGAAGATCGCGGAGAACCGGAGACGCCAGATCCACGGCCTGACGCCTGAGATGCTGAAGGACGCGACGGCGTCCGGCCGAGGGATCGGCAAGTCGTCGTTGGTGTCGTGGCTGATCCTCTGGAACATGTCGTGCAACCTGGGCAGCACGACGATCGTCGCCGCGAACACCGAGGCGCAGTTGAAGTCGAGGACGTGGGCCGAGCTCGGCAAGTGGCACACGCTGGCGATCAACAGCCACTGGTTTGATCGGGACACGATGCAACTGCGTCCCGCTGGTTGGTATCGGGACGCCCTGGCACGCGATCTCAAGATCGACCAGGGGTACTACTACGCGCAGGCGCAGCTGTGGACGGAGGAGAACCCGGACGCGTTCGCCGGCG